TCCATAGGCGCTGATGCCGCCGGTACGCGCGTGCTCGACGCGTATCCGATGGCAGCAAACACGGTGCTCGACCTGTACAACTACGTTGTCGATGCGTCGACGGTGGTGCAGGCGCTGGCAAGTTCGACCGCCGTCACGATGTTCATGGACGGATACGAATACACCGCAGGCTGAGGTGACGCGTGAACGACTACTGGGGGGTATGTTCGTGCGGCACGCAACGGCCGTGCACATGGCAGTGCGCTAACTGCGGCTCGCAAGCGGCCATCCCGGCGGCCTTTCCGTATGGCTATCCGGGGCCTCCGCTTGCTCCGCCACCGCTGCAGGGTTGGGAATGTCCGACATGCCATCGGATCCACTCGCCGCGTTCGTCTACCTGCAGCTTCTGCAACCCGCCAGCATGACGACGTACTGGGGAATCTGCCCGTGCGGAACTGTGCGCGAGTGCAACGGAGTCTGCCAAACGTGCCAAAGCGCGCTGCAGCTGCCAGCGTCATTCCCCGGTGGCTATCCGGATGCTCCGGAAGTAGCGCCAGCCGATGAGCGATGGCACTGCCCGCGCTGCTTCGCGATCTACGTCTGCAACGTCGACTCTGAGTGTGCTGACTGCAATGGGGCTATCACATGAGTCGTGAGGGTTGGATTTGCACTCGTTGTGGCGCTTCGCTGTCGCCTGATGTGCAGCGCTGCACGTGCGCGCCATCGCTCCAACCCGTGCCTTACACCCCCGTGGATCCGTACATCGTACCGAACTCGCCTTGGTGGCAGGATCCGATGTTCGTACCGACGTATCCTGGCACCGGTGTTCGCTGGACGTATACGACCGGTACCAGCGGTAACATCACCGTCAAGTCGTGACGCGTGGCCAAACGCGCTCCGGCCGATCCGGATAAGTTCGCTGAAGCCTCAGCGTGGTTTCGCGCTCGGGTCCCAGTCACGAAGTCCGAGTGGGATGCGATGTCGGCGAAGGCGCGCCGGCAGTCGTTCACGATTGCTGGCACGCAGCAGCTGAAGGTCGTGCAGGCCGTGTTCGATTCGCTGCAGAAGGCGATCGACAAGGGAACACCGATCGACGCGTGGCGCAAGGAGCTTCGAAAGGAGCTCGGGAAAGCGTTCACGACGAAGAACGCTGCGAATCTGGATACGGCGTTCATCAACGCGAACCAGACTGCGTACAACACTGGGCGGTACTACCAGCTTAGCGATCCTGCTGTGACGGCAAGCATGCCGTATCAGTTCTACGATGCGGTTTTGGATGGACGCACCAGTCCTACGTGTTTGGAGTGCGCCGGCACAGTCCTGCGCCACGACGATCCGTGGTGGCTGACTCATTTTCCGCCGCTGCATCACCGATGCCGTTCGACCGTTCGCGCGCTTACCGCATCGATGGCGCAGCGCCGCGGCATCACCGAAGACAAGCCGCGGCCGTCAATCAGCGATGAATGGGGCCTCGCTCCACCGTTGCGAGCTGGCGAAATCTGGGAGCCGGAGCGAGCGAAGTACGACCCAACAGCATTCCGCGAGTACGAGCGGAAGGTTGGGCAGCTGAAGGCGAAGCCTGCGAACGACAACGCCGACAAGCCGCGGGACACGTCAGCTCCGAGCTGGATGACGGACGACGTGAAGGTCATCAGCGAGCGTCGCGTGTCCGACCAGGGTGTGAACCCGGCGAAGATTCTGACGCTGGAGACGTCCGAAGGCACCAAACAGGTCGTTTGGAAGCCTGTTGGCACCGTCGAAGGCGAGAAGGTAGCGAAGGCGCTCGCGCAACGTGAGGCGGCCGTCGCCGAACTCGACCGGCTTATGCATGGTGAAGGCGCAGTTGTGCCTGACACCGTTGCCAGGAAGATCGGCAAAGTCTCGGGCTCGATGCAGGAGTTTGTGCCTGGCGCTCAGGCCGGCTTGCGATTCGAAGATCAGATCCTTGCAGACACAGCTGGCTTCGCAGCCAACGAGTCGCACCGCAAGACGTTCCTGCTCGACGTGCTGACTGCGAACAACGACCGGCACGGAGGCAACGTTCTTTGGACCGGCGTCGCTGGTGGATTCACCGGCCACGCGATCGACAACGGCGGCGCGTTCTCTAAGAACGGCTTCAGGTTCATCGTCAACGACGCCAAATTCATGGAGTCGGCGCTCACGCTGGACAGCGGATCGAAGGCGACGATCGCGGCGCTGAAGCTGGAAGACGTCGACAGTGTTCTCCGTAAGTACGACCAGGTAACGGCGTCACAACGACGCGATGTGCTGGTCCGGCTGCAGTCATTGAAGAACGACAGCAAGCAACTCACGAAGCTTGCTGACTCGGATCCAGACAAGACCGAGGCGAACGTGGCCACGTGGTTGCGTAAGTCGGCCAAGGCACACGGGCTGACTGCTGAGCAGATCGGCAACATCAACCGCATCGTCAAATGAGCTCGCGCAAGTTCTACGTCGATGACGTCGCTGGCGGCGGCAAGACGTTAGTAGCCACGTTCACGCTGCGCGATGGCGAAGTGGCAATCAGCTACGCCCGGCCGTCTTACGCGAAGCTGTACAGCTTCAACCGCATTTACAGCGACGGCTCTGGAGTTCTGACGCCTGCCAGTGGAGCCGCGTTCATGTCCGCGCTGGACAAGCTTCAAATGTCGTTCGGCTGGATCGAACGCTCAGCCTGAAGGGTATTCATGACCAAAGTGTTCGAAGCGGTTGCCTCTGGCGACACGCTAGAGCTGCGCATTTACGGCCGGATCGGCGGCGGACTGTTCAGCGATGGCGTCAGCGCCAAGAGCATCAGCGATGCGCTGAACAGCGCGCCTAACGCAAAGTCGATTCTGATTCGCATGTCGTCGCCTGGCGGCGCGGCATTCGAAGGCAACGCGATCCGCTCAATCCTCGCCGCTCACCCAGCAAAGGTGACCTGTGAGATCGAAGGCCTCGCGGCGAGTGCAGCTTCGGTCATCGCGATGGGTGCGGACAAGATCCGCATGCACGAAGGCAGCGCGATGATGATTCACGAGGCGTCGACCTACACGGAAGGCGATGCCAAGGAGCATCAGCGCGCGATCGATGCGCTGACGACGCTGAACGACGGCATGGCGTCTATCTACGCCGCTCGCAGCGGCATGGATAAGCAGCAGTGCCTCGACATGATGGCCGCGGAGACGTGGCTCACTCCGGCGCAAGCCGTCGAGAAGAAGCTCGCTGACGAAGTGCTGACCGGCAAGCAGCCGTCAGCTGCAGCGCCGATGGCGTTCGACCTCAAGCCGTTTGGCTATCGCAACGCGCCCGAAAAGTTCACCGCGGCAGCCACCAGTGCGCCGCAGATGGAGACGACACAGATGACCATTGCACGTATCGCAACGGCCCTGGGCCTCGACAGCAGCTCGGATGAAGCCGCTGTGATGGCGTCGCTGGGCAAGCTTCAATCGCGCGCCACCGCAGCGGAGCAGCCGCTCGCAGAGCTGCGTGCCCTGACCGCGACCGCTGACAACGTCTCTCTGCTCGGCGCCGTGCGCGGCATCGTCGAGACGGCGAAGCAGGTCCCTGAACTGAAGGCGCAGCTGGAAGCGGCAGCGGCGGAAGCCGCTAAGCAAGCCGACGCGATCGAGGAGCAGAAGCGCGCGTCGATCATCGCCGCCGACAAGGCCGATCCGAAGGGCCGCAAGCTCACTCCGGCACTCGAAGCGTTCTGGACCGAGAAGGACGAGAACGGCAAGTCCAAGTATCCGCTCGCGATGTTCGAGGCCTTCATGGCCAAGGCGCAACATCAGGTGGTCGTACAGACCGCCGTCGCGCAGCCGAAGGTCAAAGCCTCACCGACGCCAGCCGCAGCTGTTGGCGGCGGCAGTAACGAGCCACTCACTCACGAAGGGAAGGCGTGGGAGGAGTTGACGTTTGCAGCGCTCGCCGACCTCAAGGCGTCGTCGCCGGAGCTCTACGAAGCGTTGCAGGCCAACTGGAAAGAGCGCGGAAGCCCGCGCCGAAAGTCGCAGCGCGCGAGCGCCTGAACGACCTCCACAACCAACCCACGAATAGGAATCCAGTAACGCTATGCCGTTTACTAAGCGCTCTGATCTGGTCATTCCTGAATTGCTTGTAGAGGCGATTCAGGGCGAGTTCGCAAACAACATCATGGTTCTGTACGGCAGCAATGCCGTAGTCACCAGTCAAACTCTGCCCGGCGATAAGCGCGGTGGTGACACCGTGTCTGTGCCGTACTTCGGCACGCTCGGCGAAGCTGAGCTGTTGAACGAAGGCGAAGCGCTCACGCCGGAAGGCCTGACCGAGTCGAAGGAAACTGCCACGGTGAAGCGTGGTGGTAAGGCCTTCGAGACCACGGAATGGGCTCGCATGGCTGCGAATGCTGATCCGTACGCGGAAGCAGCTCGCCAGTTCGGCGTCATCATGCGCCGCCTCTGGGACTCGGAACTCGTTGCATCGGCGACCGCGTCGTTGCCGTCGACGTACATCAACGACGTGTCCGGCACCGGCTCCGGCCTGATCACCTTCGACGCTGTGGCTGATACCACGGGTGGCTGGGGCGACCAGCAGGAAAACATCGAGATGATCGCGGTTCACTCGAAGGTCTACCGCGACCTGCAGAAGCTCAAGGACACCACCGGCCGCAACCTGCTGCAGCTGCCCACGCAGAAGGGCGACCCGGCGATGATCTACGGCATCCCGGTGATGGTCAGCGACCGCTGCAAAGTCATCAGCGGCTCGCCGAACACGTACGAGAGCTACATCTTCAAGCGCGCCGCGCTCGCGCTGTGGATGCAGGAAGCGCCCGTCGTGCTGACCGGCCAGGACATCCTCGCTCACAGCAGCGTGGTGGCGATTCACACGTACTTCGCGACGTACCGCTACCTGCGCGCTCGCGGCAGCACGCACCCGGGCGTGTTGAAGCTCATCACCAAGTGATCACCCGAACGAAGCAAGGAACAGGACAAACACATGACCACGTACGTTGGACAACCTGGACGCTCTCCGTTCGGCCACCCGCAGGTTCACCTCAACTCGGCTGGTGTCGAGGAAGCAAACGGCGGCGAGAGCTTCTGCCTCAAGCTGCCGATCGACTACACGCTGGCTGACGCCGCGGTGCTCTACACCGTGCCGGCGCACCTCGCCAAGGTCCGCATCCTCTCGGTATTCTGGGAGGTCACCACGGGCTTCAGCGGCGGCAGCTCGAGCGCGATCGGCCTATCGTCGTCGCAGACGAACTACACCACCAAGGGCATGGTGCACGGCGGCTCCAGCGGAGACGTCGCGGCCACGCTCGTCGCCGGATATCACGTCGGCACGCAGGGCACCGGCTTCACCGCTGACCCCAAGGTCGTGATCCTCGCAGCTGGCGCGACGATTCGCTTCGATCGCATCACCAGCGTGTTCACCGCTGGCTCGGGCTACGTCCACATCCACGCTCAGACGCAGGCGTGATGGCTTCGCAGCCGACGATCTGGCGCCGCAACCGCGACGAAGTGCGCGCCAAGCAGCAGAAGATCCGCGACGCCAACGAAGCGTACCGCCAGCAGTTTATCGACGCTGCCGCGGCCGACGAGGCCAAGGCAGCGGAAGCTGCCGAAGCTGCCAAGTCCGCAGCGCAGTCGAAGGCGGCTGAGCAGCGCGCCCAGACGCAGCAGCATCCGCAGCTGAAGCAGAACCGCCGCTGATCGCGTGGCTGTCACCTTCACCAGCAACGCGACTTACCTCAGCACTGCGAATGTACCTGCTGGGGTAAATCAAAACAGCGCGTCAGTTACCCTATCCATGTGGGTGTACTGCACGGCAACCGGTGGAACAGCTGGCGGCGGGAACTTCGCTGGTGACCCGAGCGTAGGCTTCTACATCGGGCTTGTCGGCAACATCTCCGGAACCGCGTATCCAGATTTCACTGGTCTGATCAACTACAGCGGTTTCACGAACTGCGACCTGAATCGTTGCTCGGACAACTTCAGCACTGGCGACACCGACGTCGACGCAGGCGCGTCTTTCACGCTGAACACGTGGAAGCACATCGCGGCGACGTTCAACTCATCCAACACGACGGTCTACGTGAACGGGGCTGTTGCCGCCACCGGCACTGGGACCATCGGCACCGCGAAGCCATGGGTCAAACTCGTCATCGGCGGGTTTGTTGGCGATGCTCAGGACGCGTGTTGCTTCAACCGCGTTCTGACAGCAGCTGAAATCCAGCAGCTTTACCGACGTCGCTGGCCAGCAACGTCCAGGGCCAATCTTGTTGGCCACTGGCCGCTCTGCGCTGGCGGCAGCCGAAACACGGATTTCTCAGGCCTCGGAAGCACTCTCACCGCTACCGGGACAGTTACAGACGCTTCACGGACAGCGCCGGTAGGTTGGCACCGCCCAATACCAGCACCAGTCCTTCGCTACCGCTGAGCGATGGGTCTCCTCAAGATCTACCGGCGCTACTGCCACCGCATGCGCATGAACGAGCGGCGGCTTGGCAACGGGCAGCTTGAGAGCGTCTGGCGATACAAACAGGAAGCACAGCCGGGGAACGGGTTGCCGTCGACGTTCCCTTTCCTGACCACGCTTTCCGACGCCGGATACACGACGCGCGAAGACTTGGACGGCGCTGACCTCTACGAGCTCTACGCGATCGCAGGACTTGGCCAGCGAGACGCGCAAGTGGTGCTCGATGCATTCGCGGCGCTGCCGCTTCTCCCGTAACACACACAGGATTTCACGACATGGCATACATCACGAGTGGCGGACCAGAAGGTGCCGGGCGTTACGCGAACACGGTTCCAGTAACGCTCGCGACCGGCACCGTCTCAGCGACTGGCGCGCAAACAAGCATTGAGCTCGGCGACCGCAACCATCTGCGCCTTGACCTTGTGATCACCGCGCAGACCGGGTCATCGCCCACGCTTGACGTGGCCGTTCAGACGTCGCCGGACAACTCGACGTGGACCACGGTGGCTTCGTTCGCGCAGCAGACCGGTGCCGCGACCGTGCACAAGCTGTTCGGACCCATCGACCGCTTCGTGCGCGTGAGCGAGACGATCGGCGGAACGAGCTCACCAAGCTTCACGCGCACCATCACTGGCGAAGCGGTCTGAGCATGGACTGCGGCTGCCCGGGGACAGACGTTGAACTCAGCGCGGCAGTGTTCGCTGCCGATGCTGAAGAGCTGGTCGTCTGCGACGCAGCCTATGCGCTCCTGCTGACAGCGACGTTTGGCGCTGGAGCAACGGCTGCAGCGCGTCCGAGCTTCGTGGTCTATCGCGGCAACCCGCTCGGCGCGGATGGCCCAGTGGTGCCGCAGACGACCGTGCGACCAGGCTTGCAACACGGCTGATGCCCAATCCGCTCGCCATTCAGCTGCAGGCTTCTGCGGCTAAGAGTGCTGACGGCACTGGCACCGCTGTTGACCTTGGCGATCGCACGTTCGCTGAGATCGCGATCGACGTCACTGCTATCACCGCGTCGACGACCATAGCGTTCACGGTCGAGACGTCGCGCGCCAACAACAACTGGGTGCTATTGAGCAGTGTGGCAGCGCTGAGCGCCGCTCAGACGACGACGCTCAAGGTTTGCTCAGCCTGGCGGTACCTGCGTGTGAAGTGGGCAATCACCGGGGCGACGCCCAGCGTTACTTTCGCGGTGAACGGCACCGCGCACCAGCTCTACTGCGAGCCAAGCGACATCTGGACACACGGCATTCCGAAGGTGGCCGTGCAGCAGATGCCGCTCGAACTGCTGGCAGAAAAGTGTCTGTCTGCTTCAGACGAAGCCGCGGGCTACCTCGCCAGTGCCTACGAGCTGCCGATGGTGTCGCTGGACAAGGCGTGCGTGAAGCACGTCGCGTGCATCGCCACCTACGAGCTCATGCGGCCGCGCGGCTACAAGGCTGACAGCGGCAAGGACGATCAGATCCGTCAGGGATACGACGACGCGCTGAAGTGGTTCAACCGCATCGCATCCGGCGGGCTGCGTCCTCCCGGCATGGTCGACAGCTCAGCCGATGTCACCGAGTCCGAAGTCTACGTCGAGAGCGGCGCATCTCGCGGCTGGCATTTCCCATGATCACCGTCACCGGCAACGGCGCGCAGAAGATGCTCGACTGGATGGGCCTGTTGAAGAACGGGCACACGCTGGTCGAGATGCAGTCGGTTGCGCTGGCCGAGACGATGATCACGCTCATCGGCGAAGGCTTCGAGCGCGAACGTGACCCGTACGGCCGCGCCTGGGCGAAGAAGAAGAAGCCTGACGGTCGCAAGATTCTCCACGGCGAGACATCTCGGCTCCGCACCGGATGGCACGTCGTCAGCGCTCGCCGCCGAGGATCCCACGTTGCTCCAAGCGTCGCTTACGCCGCTCACCATCAGGCACCGCGTGTGCACAAGCTGGAGAACGGCGAGACGCGGCAGCTGCGCCCTACCCGCATGATGGTTCCGACGCCGAACCTAGGTATCCCCAAGCGCTGGCAGCGCGACATGAACCCGGTCGCAATCGGCGTGGCCAAAGCCTACTTCAAGGCCGGCGCCAGAGCTCGCTTGAACGAAGCCAAGGCGCGAGCGCTGGCGAAGCGTCTCGGCGCATTGTGAGAGGCAAGTGGTGGCCTGTCAGGCCGGCCAATGACAACGACAGGGCGCTGAACGCGTGCTGCAGCTGTCGCTGCAATCCGCGTGCGATCGGCCTCGATATGTGGTGGCGCAACGGCCAGCTCGACATGGCCGGATTTCAGCCGCACCTGGTGATCCGGAGCAAGGCTTTCGACCCAGCGGCAACCGTCTACGTCCAGCTTCAGGCGATGGGAGACCGTGGCTTCTGACTTCGAGAAACTCACAGAGGTCGTTCGCGAACAAGTCGCTGACAGCACGATCTCGTGGGGGATCTTCCGAGTCGCAGATAGTCAGCAGGATTCACCGCGCCGCGTTGTGTGGGTGCCAACAGAGTTCAGCTGCGAAGGCGTCGAGTACGCGAATCCGATTCGCAACGTAGACACCAACGAGCTGCAGGACACGCTGCTGACAGACCGCACCTATGTCGAGTGCCACATCTACGGCGCTGACTTCGAAGATGCGTGTCTGATTCGTCGCAAGGTGCTGAATGCCGTGCGCGTCGTGTTCGGCACGAGTTGTAAGGCCACGCGCGGCGCCTATCAGACCGAGCTCGAAGGCCACTCCGGATATATGTGGGGTGGCGCTTCGAAAATCATCCAGCTGTTCGAGTGGATGATCAATGTGCCAATGCCCGAGACGATCCCTGTGGTCGTCGAGAACATCGAAATGAAGACGGCTCTTCAGCCAGGCGATCCGCCGGGCACCGAGGAGACGTTGATTATTCCGCCAGCCCCGTGAGGACAGCGTGAAGAAAACCGAATCTCCGCCCGACGAACAGGCACCCGCATCGGAACAGCCAGCCGAACCCCTTCCTACAGTCGGCAAGGCTGAACTTGTGCTGACACCTGCCGCCTGGGCGGAGGTTTTGTTTCCCAAGAGCGCGAGCGGCCGTCTGCACGACGACCTTTGGAAGCACGGAGCCGCAAGCACTCTGCATGGCTGGCCCGCCTACGAGAACCGTACAGGTAAGCAGATCCAGCTTTCCGAAAGCGACTACCGCGCTGCGATTGCAGCTGCGAGCGGCACTGAACTCAAACCTCACCCCGGCGCGGATCACCGCAGCAAGGACTGAGTAAGTGGCAATTCCATCGATTCAGCTCTCGGTCAGAGACCCGGGGCTAGGGGTAACTCCGTCCGCGATCACGTCGTTCCTGTACATGGGCACGTGCAGCATCGGCACGGCGACCGAGATCAACGCGTTCAGCAACGCGTCTGACGCGATCGACATGCTCGGACAGGGTCCGCTCGCAGAAGACGTTTGCTACCACCTCGCGATTGCCGGTGGTCCGGTCTACGCGATGCGCCTCACCGGCTCGACTGCTGGTGCAGCTGGCAGCGTCACGAAGACAGCCGTCAGCACCAGCACCGGTACTATCACGGTTGCCGGCGCGGCATACGACGCTTACCAAGTTCGCATCGAGATCAAGGGCACTGGCGCGCTTGGCGTTGCGCTGTTCCGTTACTCGCTCGATGGCGGGTCGACGTACTCGGCAAACATCACCGTGCCGTCTGGCGGAACGTACGCGGTCGCCAACACCAATCTGACGCTGACGTTCGTGCCTGGCGCTGGACCGATCATCTTCGAGAGCGGCGACGTGCACACGTTCACGTGCACCGCGCCGAGCTTCAGCACCACTGACCTAGCCAACGGCATCACGGCGCTCAAGGCGAGCAATATCGACATCGCCGCGATCATCCTCAGCGGCAAGTTCGCTACCGCGAGCGCGGCGGCGACCATTGGCGCTGCGATGGCGGTTCACGCCGCAGCGCTGTTCAACATGTACCGGCCCATCCGCTACATGTTTGACGCCGGCAGCGAGGATGCCGCGACCACCAAGACGGCGTTCGCGTCGTACTCGGATGCCCGCGGCGCGTGGGATTTCCAGAGCGCGACGTGCACCAGCGCCAAGCCCATCGTCGGTTGGGGGGCAGTGCCGTGCTCGGTTGTTCGCCCAATCGCAGCTCGCTGTGCCGCGTCGCTCATCTCCACTGACCCCGCGTGGGTCGGTGCTGGCGCGCTGCAAGGCGTCACTGCCATCACGCATGACGAGTTTCGCAGTGAGCTGATGGACGTTGCGAAGGCATCGACGCTTCGCACCATCCAGGGTCTCAGCGGTTTCTACATCACCAACGTCAGGCTCGCTTCGACTGCGGGCTCTGACTACGAGTTCTGGCAGCACGGTCGCGTGATGGACGTCGCAACGGCGACGACTTACGTCACGCTGCTGCCGTTCCTGAACAGCTCGGTACGCACGACCGAGACAGGCGCGATCGACCCGCGCGACGCTGCGATCTGGGAGAAGAAGGTCAAGGACGCACTCCGCACTGTCCTTCTCGATCCGGACAACGCGCAAGGCACTCCAGGTCACGTGAGCGCGCTCGACTGCGCGGTCGATAAGACAACCAACATCGTCGTGAGCAAGACCGTCAAGGTCAAGATCGCGATTCGTCCACTTGGCTACGCCAAGACAATCGTCGCCGAACTCTCGTTCTCGCTGAACGTTGGAGGCTGAGTCACATGCCGTCTCCTGGTACTGGCACGCTAATCAATGGCGTAATCTATCAGTTCGCGAACATCGAGATTTCGCTCGCCGGAAAGCCTTACGGCGGAATCACCGAGATCAACTACTCCGACACGCTCGAGCCGGGGGTGTTGCGAGGAACCAGCCCGTACATGCGTGGCCGAACGCTAGGCCAGTATGAGGCTGAAGCAAGCTTCACCATCGCGAAGCAGGACTTTGAGACGCTTAAAGGCGCACTCGCTGGCCTTGGTCAAGGCGGCTTCGGCGAAGCGATCTTCCTGATCACTGTCAGCTACCGCGTTTCCGGCCTGCCTCTGATCAACGACACGATCGAAGGCTGCCGCATCAAGCACAACGAAAACTCTAACAGCTCCGGCAACACCGATGCGCTGGTGACCAAGTGCGACCTGAGCGTGTTCCGCATCGGCTGGAACGGCGTCTACGCGATCGCTCCGGAGAACGGCGGCGGAACCGTTGGCGGGCTGATCAGTCCGTAAGTGATTGGAAGGGTTTGAATGGAACTGACCGAAGAGCAGAAGGCAGAGCTTCGACAGAAGTACGGCAAGGCGCTGATCGAGGTAGAGACTCCGGACGGAGTTCATACGCTTGTATTCAGGAAGCCTTCCAAACAGATTTGGGCTGCGTTTCAGGACATGGCGCAGCGCGAAAAGGTCTCGCACGCCGCCAGCCTGCTGACACTGTGCCTTGATTGTGTCGTGTCGCCGCCGATGAAAGAGGCCTCGGCTATCTTCGACGAGTACCCTGGCATGCCGGTTCCTATATCGGCAGAGCTCGCCAAGCTCGCGGGCTCAAGCCCGGAGTTGAACATAAAAAAATTGTAGACGGGCTGCGCCAAAGCCCCGAACGAGCGGCGTTGGCTATACTCGCTGTTCTCGACCAGTCAGCAGATTTCGATCGCCGATTCGACGGCGCGCTGCTGATCACTACGGCCATGGCCGATCTGGCTTACATGCGCCAGTTCTTCAAATAGACACTACGGGTAGCGAGTTATGGACGCCGCAGAGTTCGTCGTGTCGATGATCGACCGCGTGAGCGGTCCGGCGCACAAGGCGTCGCAGGCAGTCGACGACCTCAACAAGCAGCTGAAGAAGACCGGCACGATCGGCGTGAAGTTCACCGGGCAAGGTCCGGTGCCAGACGTCATCAAGCGGCTGAATCGTCAGCGGCTCGGCACATTCGCCAAGTCGCGCGTCTTCAGCCCAATCGGAACAGCGGTAGCTGACGGCGTCGACAACGCGCTCGCGTCCCTGACGCACCTGGCAAAATACGGCGCCATCGCGCTCGGTGCAGCTGGTGTTGCAGTTGCCGGCTTCGCGGTGAAGTCGACCGTGCACATGGGCATGTTCGCTGAGTCGACGCGCATGGCGTTCGGCCTGCTGACCGGTGACCAGGCGATCGGCGAGAAGACGTTTCAGCGCACCATCGAACTGTCCAGGCAGCTGGGCATGGATCTGGAGACGACTGCGCACGCCATGCAGAAGTTCTTGGCGCAGCAGTTCTCGCCGCCGGACGCTGAGAAGTGGCTGAAGCTGGGCGCTGACCTGCGTGCTGTTGGCGTCGACGCGAACCAGCTGAACCGCGTCTTCCTCGACATCGCGCACGTGCAGGCGACCGGCAAGCTCAACCAGCGTAACCTGAACATGTTCGCGAATGCGGGTGTGTCGGCGCAGCTGATTCTCGAGGAAGCCGCCAAGATCAAGGGCACGAACATCGAAGGCATTCACGCTCTGATGAAGAGCGGCAAGCTGACGAGCGACATCGCGCTGCCAGCGCTGCAAAACGCCATCATGCGCAAGGTGCACGAAGGCGCTGCTGGTGAGGCTGGAACAAAGTTCGCCAACACCACGCTTACTGGCCTGATCGGACAGCTCAAGAACGCACCTAACCTGTTTTTCCTACGGATGGCCGAAGGCGCGAAAGGCGCTATCGGAAAGCTCAAGCCGTTGGTCGACTCGATCATGAAAGCGATCGATTCGATCAGAGGCGATTCGTTTGTGCGCTTCATCGAGACGTCGCTGGACATCGCGACGAAGCTGGTGCCGCTGGCGTTGGAGTTCGCCAAAGGATTCGGTGAAGGCTTCGACACCATCGTCGATGCGATTAAGGAAATCGACCCGGCCAAAGCGTCAATGCAGACGGCGCATGACTTGGGGTTGGCGATCGCCGATGCGTTCAAGCTCGCGCTGAAGGCGCTGAAGGGCGTCGCCGACATGCTGATCTGGCTGGATCAGCATCGGGCCATTGCCTACTCGCTGGCCGCGCTGATGGGAGTCACTCGTGTTGCCGGAGCCGGCAACGTTGCCAAGGCCGGCTGGTGGCTTGGTAAGGGTGCAGTCGGCTTGGCCGGCCGTGGCATTGGAGCAGCGGCGAGCGCAGCCGGCGCATCGCTTCTCGGTGGCGCTGGAGCTGCTACAGCGGCGGGTACAGCAGCTGGCGCAGCTGGTGCTGGAGCAGGAACAGCGGCAGCCGTTGGCGGCGGAACAGCTGTTGCGGGCGCGGCTGGAGCAGTTGCTGCAGCGGTTGGTGGCTCGGCGTTGCTAGCGTCCGGAGTTGGAGCCGTGCTTGCCGGCGGAGCCATTGGCTATATCTTCCGCGAGCAAATCGCGAAGTGGATGCTAGGAGACGCCGAGAACCAGACGCAGCAACGTGGTCTGACCAGCTACGACGCGATGAACTCGTCGCCGACCACCACGTTGTCTGGCCTGCAGAAGCAGCTCGGCAACCGCGTCACCACGAACAACATCCAGCCGACCATCAACGTGCACCTCGACGGCGCCGGCAAGGATGGCGCAGAGCTCGGCAAGGACATCGCTGAGCACGCCAACGACGGCATTCAGCAGTTTTGGCAGAGCCAGGCGCTTGAAGCTGGAGCGATGTAACCGTATCTGGGCTGTTGCACTGGGACGATCCAAGCGCGCCATGGGACAAGCTCGTTCTCGGCGTGTTCACGATGCCTGGGATCTGGGAGATCACGGGCGGCGAGTGCGCGCGTCAGGTCGACCACAAAAAGACCAAGGACAAGGACGGCGCACGCATCAAAGACCTCGGCTTGCTACCGCCGCGCTTCAGCGCTCGCGGTCGCATGTGCACGCCGGAAGATTGGGATGCGCTGCAGCAGATCATCCCGGACATCAATCCGCGGAAGAAGGGCGGCCCGAAGTTCCCGCTCAGCATCTTCCATCCGGCGGTCGCACTGCTAGGCGTCAACACGATCTACGTCGAGCGCATCCGGCCACCTGAGCTGAAGGACGGCATCCTCGAGATTCAGATCGACATGATCGAGTTCGCGGAGCCGAAGAAGACAAACGTCAGCAAGAAGCCGGCGACGCCTTCCGGGTACATCGGAACGGACGAAGACGCGCAGATCTTGGCAGCGCAGAACCGCAACTGGGCGCTTCGACGCGCTGGCATCAGCGGCACCGGCAACTTCGAAGACGCTGGCGCACCGAACCAGAGCAACTTCGACCACGCGTCGGATGCCGAGTTCGCCAAGCTCACTGGCGAGGATACGCGGCATTCGCCGTCTGACACGGTTGTCGCGTCGATCGACCCGTCGACGAATCCGCTCTGATGTTTATAGAAATCGCGTTTCTATAAAGCGTCTATAAACGATGGCTGCGACACTCAACGGCAAGGACATCCTGTCCGTGTCCATCCAGGAGCCGCGTATTGGCGTCTGGAACGCGGTCGTTGACGTCGACAGCGACGAAGCCATCAGCGGCACGGTCAAGATTGCAATCGATGGTGTGGAGTGGACCGGGACCGTCGCGAAGGGCGACCTCCACGCTGGCCGCTTCCACGCTCAGGTCGTAGGCGGCGCGGGCAAACTCGCGACGGTGCTCGACGCTAAGTTCTACCAGGGCATGCCGCTGTCTGTGGTCATCGACGACTTGATGCTGGGCACGGGAGAGAAGCTCTCCAGCACTTCCACGGCCGACCTGCGAAGCCACACGGTATCTCGGTGGACCAGGCCGCAGAGCAAGGCCAGCGCTTCGCTAAAGCAGGTGGCCGACGAGATGGTCCTCAGCTGGCGCGTGCTGCGCGATGGCACGATCTGGCTGGGCACCGAGAGCTGGGCCAGCGTCTCGCCTACGTTTGACGAGATAGACCGCGTGCCGGGTCGCGACAGCCTGACGATCGCTCCGGATGCTCCGAGCGTGCTTCCAGGTTGCACGTTCAGCGACCGCAAGGTCAGCCGCGTCACGACGTACATCAAGGATGATGGCCTGCGTCAGGACATCTTGTTCGAGAGCGACTCCGGCGGCTCGCGCGTGTCCGAGGACATGGCGGCCTTCGTCGAGACGCTGGTCGGCAACCGGATCGACTACTCGCGCTGGTATCCCGCCAAGGTACTGAAGCAGGCCGGCGACGGCTCGCTCGAGCTGCTCCCAGACGCTGCGAAGCTGCGCGGAACGGGCCTGACCAGGGTGCCGATTCGACACGGCATCCCGGGCGTGCACGTGACTGTGCCCGCAGGCGGCAAGGTGTTGCTGTTCTTTGAGAGCGGTGATCCGAAGCTGCCAGCGGCGGCGCTCTGGCCGGATGGGTCGAGCTGTCAGCAGATCAAGATCACCACGCCTAAGCTCATCGTCGATGGCGACATCGAGTGCACGGGGGAGATTACAGCCAAGAGTCAAAGCGCTCCGGTGACGCTCAGCCGTCATCAGCATCCGTCGGCAACCGGTCCGACTGGCGTGCCGACGCCTGGCACTTGACCCAGCTCGCCGGTCACAGCGTTTCGATCGAACATGGCCTGAATGACTCCACTCATCATCTATCACGGCAACTGCCCGGACGGCTTCACCGCGGCTTGGGTTGCGGCGCGAGCGCTCGGTGACCATGAGCTGTTCCTTGGGACGTATGGAGAGGATCCGCCGTACGAGCTGGCAAAAGACCGTCAGGTCTTCATCGTGGACTTCAGCTATCCACGCGTGAAGATGGAGTGTTTGCGTTAAGTCGCGAGCACTCTCACAGTGCTCGACCATCACAAGACAGCCGAAGCCGATTGCGCCGGGCTGAGCTACTGCACATTCGACATGAACCGCAGCGGTGCCGGCATCACCTGGGACCATTTTCATCCAGCTGAGCCACGGCCTTGGGTTGTCGACTACGTAGAAGACCGCGACCTCTGGCGCTTCAAGTTGCCGAACTCCGAGGAGTTGTCGCTGCGTATCCGGCTTACCGAGCATACGCTCGAAGCCTGGGATGCGCTGTCGAGCGCGCCGATGGACAGCCTGCTTGCAGAAGCCAAGGGCGCTCACCTGTACCTCAAGCACTACGTAAGAGACGCGCTCCGTAACCTGTACATCGTCGAAGACGCAGACGGCACCGGTCTCCGCATGGCGTGCGTGAACGTGACCTACACTGGCGTGTCGGACGTTCTAAACGCGGCCCTGGAGCAAAGCGGCGAGTCAATCGCGCTTGGTTGGCAGCGGACAAAAGACGGCAGCGTGAACTGCTCGCTGCGTTCGAAGCCAGGAACCGATTGCTCCGAGTTCGCCAAGCGATTTGGCGGCGGTGGCCATGCCCAAGCGTCTGGCTTCAGGCTGCCGGTGAACAGCACGTTCGCTGCGTGGCTGCAGGTTGCGCATTGACTAGACGTCGAGCGGTGCGCCTACGGAAGCAACGCAACGCCTTGCGGCGTCGATTGGTTCGCAGTGTCCACGGCGATTCCGAAGCCTTCGACGCGTGGAGGACCGCGAGAGTCAAAGCCAGCGCCAGTGCGCTCGCGGCCATGCTCACGCAACGCTTCGGCGTTCAAGTGTCGTTTGATACAGAACCGTGCCTCTAGTCGTCTCCACACTGCAGTCAGCCCTGCAATCCACATTCGAGCACCCAGGCGCCACCATCGCCGATTGCTCCTCCCTCTGGGTCTCGGCGATCGGCTCGTATTTCACACCGGTAGCTCCACCGAGCACGACAGTCGCTGCTGCTCAGGCAACCCTGCAGACACAGCTGGCGGCGGCGTTCGCGCTTCCATCGGCAGCTTCGGCCATGGACGCTGCCTGCACCGCTTTCGCGGCAACCGTGGGCGCTGGGATGGCGCCAACGTTCGTCGCTGTGCCTCCGCCTGCCCCGGTAAACTGGGCGGCATTGTTCGCCGAACCGTATCCGGAGACCGCGGCTGAGGCGGCGCAGAAGATAGCAACCGCGCTGGACGCTTGGGCGCGCACCGGTACTGCGACGCCATCGGCTGGTGGCTCACCGATTCCGTGGAGCTGATATGGCTGAACCAACAGGCGCCGTATTCACCGTCCGCGTCAACTGGCGCGGCAAGTTGATGCTTGCCACGGCCTGTCTGGTTTGCTGGGGTGCTGCAATCCTTCTGCGCCTCGGCGTCAGACTCGACGTTGACGGCCTGCAGGAGCGAACCTTGAGCGAGTTCTACCGGCGCAAGGACTGGTTCGATGTCTCTGGTCCGCGTTCAAGTGTTGAAGGCAAGTGAGCGGCAGCGACATCACGACGGTCACCGGACACCCGCGCGAGGCGAGCATCCGGTGACCAGAGCGTCAGTCGTAGTGCATGTCGAGCCGCTGGATGCCAGCAGCTCGATACGCGACACGAGCCAGGCGCTCCATCTGCTTCGCAGACAGATCGTTGTTCGAGTCTGCTAGTGCGACGTGAACGTTGAGTGAGGTCATAACCTCAGTCTTCGTCTCGCCGTCCAACAAGCGCTGACGTTGCTCCAACCCGAAGTTGTGAGCTGCCTGCTCCAGCGGACCGAACACCTGCTGTGGTTGTTCGATTTCACCAGACTTCGGTGCCTTCATCCTTCGAGTTGGCTCATGCAGTGCTGATGCTTCCATGTTGCTCCCCGTTTTTTGCGTGGAGGTAGCTCGCGCTACCGCCCACTTGCCTTCGGGGTCAGAACACCATGTTGTCAGCGTTTAGTCGCGGAGGGTGGATCGCTGTGAAGGTCAGTGAGAGCGACAGTCACCCGGGACACAACCACCGAGCACCCTGGCGAACCAGAATGCTCGGTGGCGCAACGCTCAGTTAGGTCCCAACCACGGCTGAGCCGCGTTGAAGACGTCGTCGGCCAACCATGCTCGCTCTTCCGTGCTCAGCGGTCGGCAAGCCGACATGCCGCGTACGAAGCAGACGATCAGCCGGTCGAGTCCATCCTGAGTGAGCTTGCTGGCTCGCAACAGGCGTCCCAACTCCACGCCGTAATCCTTTGCGATCACGGTCATCTCGCAGAACGAGTGCTCGTTCTCGATGATGTGCTCCTCTGGCTCGAACAGCATCTGGCCAGTGGCAGTGTCGATGAGACCCAATTGCACCTCTACACGTTGTCCGTGTTCCATGACGCCATCTCCCCGTTGTTGAAGCGAGACGGTGGCGCCGTGAGGCAACCATCGCCTCACTAACCTTCACGGGAAGGTGAGCACGGGAACTCAGAAGCTGGCAACCAGGGCGCCGATGCTGATGGTCAGTGAGGACCGGCGCGAAAGCGGGGACACCAAGCCGAAGCTTGATGTCCCCGCCGGATTTCACGCGACGCGCTGGTTACGCCGCCCGTAGATCTTGGCAACCACCATCGGATCGACGCTGTTCTCCACGCCGAATCCGAAGTGCTTCGCCCACCTACGCATGCGGTTCCAGGCCTTGCGCCCACGGACCTGACGCTTTCGTGTGAAAGTCATCAGCACACCTCCGGCAACTCGGCACCAGTGCCGCCGCATGCAAGGCAATCGTCGCAGTCGCGACGTGCTCCACGCCCGACCTCTCCACCGTCCCAGCCTGTGCCTTCGCACATTTGGCAAGGTTTGGTTTCTTCGATCACCGCGTTGAGCTTTTCGCCAGTGGTGACGTTCGTAACCTCAACTTCGTACGTCATGCGTGACTCCCCGTTTCGTGCGGATCGACTGCCGATCCTCACTGACCGAGAGTCAACGTAAGTGGACCGTTACCGGACGGCGAGCAGGGTGCTAGGGTCCGAGCATGTCGAGGACACGAGGACATCGAAACTGCAGCCGTCGCAACTGCAGCGTTGGGTGCAGTAGGGCGGCGCTGAACGCTGTGAGGCTGGCGAAGGCGTCTGATTCGGCTGACTTCGATGAGGACGTTGATTCGATGTGGTGGGATGCGTTTGAGCTGTCAGAGCTCGAGAGCTTCGGAACTCAACGCGCGACCCATCTACCGACCTATCGCCTCCCACTTACCTTCAAAATCCGCGTAGTTGTAGCTGGTGTCACCGGCTCCTAGCAGCTGGATGGTGTAGGTCTGCGTTCGACGGAGCTTGGTCACGGTGTGCCCGGTGACGGCTTCGGTCCAGCCGGAGAGTGGGGCTCGGCCGCCGCTGCCGTGGCTGTTCATCCCATTGCTGTCGAAGATGAGGGCGACGCCCGACGCCACATTCGCGGCCTGCGTGATGCAGGCTCCATCAGTCTGGAAATCTTGAGAAGTTCCGCTAGGCGCTCCGCTGAACCCGAAAGTGCAGAAGTCGCCGGCATCGAGCGCTAGGCCCATCGTCGCATTCGGATAGCCTTTCGCCGCGCTGGACGAGTGGATCGCCACAGTCCAGTTCTGCGACCAAAGAACGTGCTCCGCGGGTGCTGGTTGGCCTCCGGTCGGAACGCTGGCTGTTCCGCCGCTGCCTGCTCCGCCCTGCCCGCCTGCTGGCGCTGGCGCACCAGCTCCACCGTTGGCGTAGGAAGTCTCTCCGGCCTGCTCGGCAGCGCCACCGGCACCGCCGCTACCAGCTGCGGAACCAGCTCCACCGGGCTCGGGCTCCACAGCTCGAGCGTCCACACCTGCATCACGCTCGGGCAGCGCGCCGCTATCGGACTCGGCTGGCGTCTCCATGCCGCCGCCGCCAGCTGCAGCCGCCATCGGCTTCGAATCACCACCCCCGCACGCGCCAGCAAGCGCGGCAACCAACACCAAAGCTCCTCGTTCTTTCATGCCTACGATCGTCGCCGACCAGCAGCGCTGCCGAAACGGTGGCAGTGAGCGGCGTATCACCACATGTGCGGTGAGCTGCTGTGGCTGAACTCGGCATTGATTTCAGCTGTGTAGACGACATTGGGCCATCGCTCGCGCTCGTCTCGGGTCGCCGATGCCTCATCGAGGCGATCGCTCGCCGGCTGATCACGCCCCGCGGCGGGCTGTTCTATGCGCCCGATTATGGCTTCGACGTTCGCCAGTTTCTAAGCGGCATCACAGCTGCACCGAGCGCGATCGCAGCCGGCGTGATCGCCGAGTGCGAGAAGGACGAGCGCGTCAATCAGGCGAACGCCGTCGTCACGTTCATCGGGAACACGCTCCGCATCCGCATCGACATTGCCGATGGTGCTGGGCCGTTTGCGTTCGTGCTCGCCATCTCCCAAGTCACCGTCGAAATCCTCCGAGGCTGATTCTTGGCGCTATCACTCAGTCAGCTTCTAACGCCCCTGTCGGAAGACGAGGCGCTGACAGATATCCTTACCATCCTTGATGGACTAGGGTTCACGGCTACGAGCTGGGAAGACGGCTCGGTCCAGAGAACCATCGTGCAGATGGTCGCTCGTTTGCTCTCTGACGCGAGCAACACGCGGTTGGCGCTCACGAAGGGTCGATACAACGACCTGGCGACCAGCGACTGGCTTTCGCTGAAGAGTTCGAGCGACTTCAACAACACGCGCATCGCAGCCGTTCCGACGCGCGCGAAGATGACGTTCACCGATCCGCTCGGTGTAGGCCCGATCACGATCGTGATCAGCCAGTTGGTAGCGAAGGACCAGGACGGCGCAACTTACCGCAACATCACTGGCGGCACGCTGCTGCTCAGTGGGACGCTTGAGCTGCAGTTCGACGCCGAGGTTCCGGGCGCGTCCAATCCGACAAGGCTCGAGCTTGTGACGCCGCTGGCTGGCATCACGGCAGTCATCTCGGCCGTTGATCCCATCCTGATTCCAGGCGCTACCGAGGAGTCGGACGAGCGCCTTAGAACCAGAAACCGTGCGAAATGGGCCACGCTCGCGTATGCCGCGCCGCAAGACGCGTACATCGCATGGGCACTCGAGGCCGACGCGAGCATTACGCGGGCGTATATCGACGATCTGAACCCACGAGGCCCAGGAACACTCGACATCTACGTCGCAGGTCCAAACGGACCTGTGCCAGGTCCGGTGCTCGTCACGGTGATCGACTACATCGAAGGCGACGTTGACGGCATTTCGCGAAGACCGCTCGGCTCGGACGTGCAGTGCTTCAACGCTGGCACGGCCACTGTACCCGTAACTGGCACGCTCTACGTTGGACCTAGTTACGGCCTGACTGCGACGCGCGACACGGTCTACGCCGCAATCACAGCCATGTTCCAAGCCCTGCCTGTAGGCGGAACCATTCTGCTCGCCGAGCTCTACGCGACGATCATGAGCATCCAAGGCGTCAGCAACGTCCATCTGACGGCGCCGACGTCTGACACCACCGTGGCAGTGACATCGGTTCCGGTGCCGTCGCTCGCGCTAACACCGGTTGTTGGCTGATGGCAGTCCGCACCTATCGCAGATGGGCGATCGACAACGCCCCGACGTGGTTGCGCGGGACGTGGGGCGGTAAGCTCACCGAGCTGCTCGGATTCCTGTTCGACACGATCGAAGAAGAGACGTTCGAGGCTGGTGCGGCAGGCTCAACCGAGGCGCCAACCTTCCCATCTGACGCACTCTCGCTCATCGGCTCCGAGCGCAATATGGAGCGCTACGCGTCGGAGACAGACGACCAATACCAAACGCGCGTGCAAGGCGCCTGGATCGCGTGGCCGCAAGCTGGAACGACGAACGGGCTGCTATCTCAGCTGACCGGCGCCGGCTTCGACGCCGAGATCAAAGAGATGCGCGATTGGGACTGGGATGATGATGCCGCCAACTGGTCGCGCGTTTGGGTCGTGCTCCACAACACCGGTTGGACCCGAAACAAATGGGGCGACGGCCGCAAATGGGGTGAAGGCGTTTGGGGCGTCAACGCCTCTCGCGATGAAGTGCACACGCTGCGACGGCTCATCCGCAAGTGGAAGCCAGCGCATGTGGTCGTGATCGTCGTCGTCGTCATCGATGAAGTCACCTGGGCCGCAGAGCAGCCGGACGGCACTTGGGGAGACCCCGGCAATCGGAGCCGATCGGCTCTCTACCACTACGAACGCTAGCAGATGCCAACCTCGTATACAGAGAATCCTGGGAACGCTCCTGCGAGCTACACGCTTCCTTCCGATCTGGACGACGCCGACGCCGAGTCAGTGAACCTGATGTTCCGCGCGCTCGCGGACAACATCGCTGGCGAGTGTGCGCGCCTAACGAGCGCCAACACGTTCACGCGCGGGCAGATCGTCGATGTTACCGACGCTGCAGAGGCGTTGCTAAGCACGACGCTCGCGAGCACCAAGGATGCGAATCCAAGCAACCCTTGGCAGCTAATCATCCGCTCTGAAAACCTGCGGCTCTACTCCGGCGTCAACACGGGCGCTGTGCAGGGCGGCATCGCGCTGACGTACAACGCGAAGTGGGTGCCATCCAGCAACCACTGGGAACCGGTGGTCACGAGCCAGAACGCGTACCTGTTTTCGATCAACTACGGCAACATCTACGCGACCGCGCAGCTTTCGGTGACTGGAGGCGGTCCAGCGAACTGGGCAACGTGGCCGGCATATGGCTCGGCCGTGCGCGGCGACATGTTCCTTGGCCGAAACATGAACGTGGGCGGCGCGATCAGCACGATCGGTGGAATCACAACCACCACAGGCAACTTCAACGCGGCTGCTGGTGACTACATTTACAGCCCGGCCAAGAGCCGGTTGCCGATGCCGCTGCCTCTGTCGTATGGCTCAGACGACATTGTCATTGTGATCGGCTCAGACTACGGCGCGATCGACGGTTCAGCTGGCAGCAAGCACTTCCCGCTGAGGTTTCCAGCCAACATGAGCAGCTGCACCGTCGAGATCATGTTCAAGCAGTCGTCGGCGACGCCGTCCACGTTTGAAGTCTACAACCTTCAATCGGACTGGACCGCAAAGACGATTACGAGAGGCGTAGTCGGTTCCGCGACAACGCCTGCGACGTCCGGCGTAAACACCGTCACAATCTCTGTTCCGTTCATCGTCTTTGACGCCGAGTATCGCCTCCGTTGGGCGGCAGGTTCAACGTCGGATCTGCTCTACGCCGCCCGCGCAACATCCATGCAAGACAATGGCCCGCTGAACACGCTCTGAGAGCCGATGCCATTCCTCGACGACCTCATCGGCATTCACGATCTGACCGTGAACGGCGGCTCTGCGCTGCCGCGCCGCAGCGTCATGAACGTGATCGGCACCGGGGTAACAGCGGTCGACAACCCTGTCACAGGCACCACTGACCTGACGCTTCCGACGTCTGTCGGCGGAGTCACGATCACGCCCGCTGCGCTGACGACGACAACGAACAACTACGGCCCAGCCAACGCCAGCTCCGCCAGCGTCTGGCGCATCAGCTCGACCGGTGCAGTGGACCTGACAGGAATCGATGCGACGGCCAACGTACGCCCGATGTTCATCAACGTTGGCACGTTCACGATCACGTTGAAGCACGAGTCGGCCAGTAGCACGGCAGCGAACCGTATCGTGGGAGCTGGCAACGCCGACTACGCGCTGACATCCGGCGCAACCGTGGAGCTCGTCCGCGACTCCGTGTCGTCGCGCTGGCGTGTCGTCGCATGAGCAAGACGACGTTCCCGGATATCATCGGGCCGAGCACAGTAGCAGCCAACAGCGGCACGCCAATCGGGATCCGCAACCGCGTTCTGAATCTGGTCAGTGCTGGCGTCACCGCGGTCGACAACCCGTCGAAGCGTCGGATAGACGTGACGCTGCCAGACCCAGCGTGGATCGTGGTCAGCACAAGCACCACGGACACCGATGAGTGGCTGCCGGCATCGACCACGTTTATCACCGCCGACGTGGTGCGCGTGTCGTCATCGACCACCGGCACCATTCTCGTGGGCCTCGACAGCAACACGCCGGAGGAAGATCCGACCGATCCGACGCACCTCGTGAAGTTCGTTGCAAACGTCGGCGGCAACACGATCACCATCGACGAGACGACGTCGCCGCAGCTTGGAAAGCAGTACTACTCCGGCAACGCCTACACGCTTGGCCCTGGTCACACGGTGCGGATGACCTGGGACGCGGTCGATCGTGTGTATCGCATCAGCGGGTCGGCGGTGGTGGTCCACGACTACATCGTGCTGGACGGCGTGCGCATCGTGCTGGACGGCAACCCAATCCTCAACCCGGACTGATCACATGGACGAGCGCGATAAGCCAACGGTGCCCGAGTTCCCAGCGATCCCGGAGCCGAAGATCGTCGCTACGCCAGACGCGGCCTTCGTGTTGACGGACGTCCCGGCACATCTGTCCAACTACTCGCGCGTCGTCCGCGTGCCAACCGTCATCGTGCTGCACTGCACCGATGGCTGCGAGGGCACGCAGAAGGACACTGACGAAGCGATCGACATCACGAAGCCGAACAAGGGCAAGAGCTTCCACTATGCGGTCGACGCCGACAGCGCGACGCGGTGCGTTCACGACGAATACACCGCCTGGCACGCGAAGGGTCACGGCAACGCGATCGGCATCGGCATCGAGCTGTGCGGACGCGCTGACCAGTCACGCGCGGAGTGGTTCGACGCCATCAGCCTCGCGACGATGAACAACGCGGCGCGTCTCTGTGCTCGCCTTTGCCACAAGTGGAACATCCCGGCGAAGGTGCTCAACGATCGCGCGCTGCTCAATGGCGAGAGCGGCATCACCACGCATCAGTTCGTAAGCAGTGCGTGGAAGCAGTCAAATCACTACGACCCCGGGCCAGGGTTCCCGCTCGGAGCATTCGTAGCAGCAGTCGCGAGCGCGCTTGCCTGATGAATCATCCAGGCCCGTGCCGTCCGCAAGCATTCACGTCCCCGCGTCCGTAGTCCAGCGGATCGTCGCTGTCGCTAAGTGGGCGATGCCGTTTCTCGCGACCGGCATCACCACGATCACAGCTTTCGGATGGGGTTGGCTATCGTCACGCACCTCCATGAGCGAGGTGGCGCCAAAGATCGCCGAAGTGTCTTCAGCGGCGAAGGCCGCTCAGGCAGCAGTGCTCAAGTGCGACGTCGACACATCCACAGCGAAAGCGCTGGCAGTGGAGATTGCGCGCACCGAGCTCGAGCTCTGGGGTCAGGCCGAAGTTGAGCGCCAGTACTCGAAGCATCCACGGCGTACCGAGTTCATCGAGCGCGCCAAGCGCTTCTACCTCGCCGCATTCGATTCATACCTGGACCGCAATCCGAACGACCCAGCAACAGCCTTGCGCCGCGCCCGCCAAGCAGTTTGGCGGCCTGACCGAGATGACTGATGGCAGACATTGAGCTCTTAGACGTCGACCACATCGACTGGCCGAACAGCGTGATCAGCGCTGCCATCGCCTCTCCGCCAGGCTCGCCCACTGCTGGCGATCGGTACGTCGTCGCGTCGTCGCCCACCGGCGCCTGGTCCGGCCATGCAACGCACATCGCGCGTTGGGATGGTAGCGCGTGGTCGTTCAAGACGCCGAACAACGGCCAGGTCGTCCACAACGAAGCTAGCAGCAGCTACCTTCGTTACAACGGTTCTGCGTGGGCCGCATACGGCGCGACGACACTTCAGAGCGCGTATGACGGCGGTACGACGATATCGCTCACCGGCTCGGACATCGACGTCGCGAACGGTTCAGATGTACTGCTGCATGTCGGCACAACGGCGACGCTGAAGAGCAAGGACCAGTCGACCAACGGCGCCGCTGGCAACGCGCTCAACATCAAAGGTGGCAAAGGCGGCCCCGCTGCTCCTTCGGGCATCCCAGGCACTGGCGGCATCGTTACCGTCCAGTCCGGCACGAAGGGCTCAGAAGCGGCATCGCCAGGCGCAACAGTCGGCGGAGTTGCCGGCAACCACACGTACTTCTACGGCGGCGACGGCGGAGACTCGAGCGGCTCCAAGGCTGGCAACGCGGTCATCGAAGGTGGCCAGCTTGGGACCGGTGGTTTCGGCGGAACCAGCGTTCCAGGAGACGTGCGCATTGGCCAGGATGCGAACAAGACGCATACCGTTCGCATCGGCCAATCCTCAACCGGCACTCCCGTTGAGGTCAAAGGCACGCTCTGGACGCCGCTGATTACGCTCACCGACGCGGCTACGGTCACGGTCACCACCGCGCTTGGAAACAGCTTCCTGGTGACACTTGGCGGCAATCGCACGCTCGATTTCAGCTTTCCTACCAGCTACTCGAACTCTGTCGTCACGACGCCCGGTCACTCCGGTCGGTTGATCGTCAAGCAAGACGCCGCTGGCGGGAGGACCCTATCGTTCGCAGCGAAGGCGAAGACGAGCGGCGACGTCACGCTGAACAGCAGCGCGAATGCCATCACGATCTTCGCATTCGACGTCGAGGACTCGACTCACGTACATTTGCGGAAGGTGGAGGCTGCTGGCGCTGGCGCCACAGGAGCCACTGGTCCTCAGGGACCCATCGGACCGCCGGGTCCTCCCGGTGCTGATGGTGAGGATGGTCAAGACGGTCAACCAGGAACTCCTGGTGCTCCGGGAGCTGCCGGTGCCGCTGGCGCCACTGGCCCCCAAGGGCCTGCCGGCCCGCCTGGGCCGCCGGGAGCGGATGGTGAGGATGGTCAAGACGGCGCACCTGGTCCACAGGGACCACCGGGCGCAGCCGGCGCGAACAACGTCACGGTGAAGAAGGCTGGGACGTCGATCGGCACCGAGGCTGCGCTCAACTTCATCGAGGGCAGCAACATCACGATGACTGTGACGGACAACGCTGGCGCTGGCCGCGTTGACATCACGATCACGAGTACGGGCGGCAGCAACATGCTGTCCGACAAGCCTTCATCGCCAAACTCGGACGATGAAGAGTATGAGAGCACGACGCCGCCGAGCGGCTGGGAGCTGTGGAACGCGTCTGACAGCGTGGTGATCACGCCATCTGGCAGCATCGATCCGTATTCAGCGCTCACCGCCAACGATTCGGCACACCTGAAGACTCACACGGACTGGCGATCATCGCATCTGGCGGTGCAGGTCAGTACTGAGGGCAGCAGTAAAAACTACTACTACACGAAGACCGTGACGGTACCAACGAACCGAATAATTTGGTCGCGACTTGGTTTCCCTCAGAGATACACCGAGACGAACGTAGCGGCCGGTAACTTCGGCATCGGCTTCTTTGCTGACTCCAGCACTCACGCAAGCGCTAACGACCAGGTCGTGTTCTACTACGACGGCGTCACGTCGAGTACAGGCGGCCTGAAGGCAGCCAAGACAGTCGGTGGTTCGTTCACGCTCTTGGTCACTGGTCCTAACCCACTCTCCGGCACCGGGTTTGTTTGGAGCTACCTTGGTATCCACAAGATCGGCACGACCTACCACTTCTGGACGTTCGCAGATAGCGGGCAAAAGCAGTACTGGGGCTCCACAACGCACGCCGCATCGTTGACGCACATCGGTTACTTCCTCCGCGATGGAAACAGCGCGAGTCCTGGCAACGCTGTGTTCACCTCCGACTTTCTGCGCTGCATCGATAGCGCAACGCAGCTGCCATGCTGATCTACCCGCTCCGCACGACAGGCTCGAACCTCGAGCCCATCACGTTCGAGCTACGTGACCAGCGCACCGGGACGCGGATGGATCTGACCGGCGCGACGGTAACGGTGAAGGTCACGGATGAGCACACGCAGGAAGTGATCGTTGCTGGCGGCAGCGGCGCCGTGGACACCGCGAACACCGCGCTTGTCTCGTACTCTTTCTCCGACGCCGAGGTGGCCAAGATCACCTACGAAACTACCTGGCTCGTGGAGTGGACGATCGTACTGTCCGGCAAGACCTACCGCTCCGAGCAGATCCGCCTGCCTGTGCAGCTGTAACCCATGCCAACGCAGTACGTGGACGGCGAGGAAGAGCAGCTCGCGCTGGCTGAGCCGCTTGTGAACGACGCTGTCAGGCAGCTCGCTCGGTTCTCACGCACTCCGGTGCCGGACCACGTGCGAGAGCTGCTGCGTTGGCTCGCGCGCGAAGCGTTCCGGCTTGGATATCAGCACGCCCACGATCGCAGCACGCTGCGCAACGGGCTTTTCCCCAAGGATGAGGTGACGAAGTGAAGCAGACGACAGTGATGCATGCAGGGTTCGTGGTGTTGATCGGAGCATGCGTTTTCATCGCGTCTCTGCCACAAGTGCGCGCTATCCCGATGGCCGGCGAGACGCTGTGCGGCGTTGTCGCTTGGGCATGGGGAAAGCTCGGCTTCAAGCCCAGCGAAGCGCTGCTCGCTCAGATTCTCCAGAGCATGTCGCCGTCTGAGGTGGAAAAGCTCACGAACCGTCCTCCGCCTCCGAGCGCGGATGTGCCAGCCGCTGCTCCCGCAGATCCACCCACGAAGTAACCACCCAGCCATCGCTCCTTCGTGCAGCCGCCGATCCGCCTAGCCAGCGGGTCGGCGGCATTTTTGTGTGCGCTACAGGTTACATATTACGTTGGCATCCCACGAATCTGCGCTGGCCAGCTCAAGACGGCGTGCCGCCGTACGATTGATAGGTTACATATTTACGGAGCACACGATGATTCTGCCAACCGCACACACTTCGATGATTCCGACCGTCAGCATTCCTGCTCAGCGCGCCCTGAAAATCGCGCTGTACACTTCGCAGGACGGTGAGACGGTTTCGGTGCCGGAAGGTGTGACGCGCTGCAACACCGCCGCGAGCGTGGCTCGTACGGTGCGTCCTGCGCGGCGGGCTGGTTGAGTCACGAGGAAGAACGGGGAGTTACATGGGTTACGAAGGCAACATCTGGGGCACGAGTAAGGGCACGAGCATCGAGGATGCCGTCACGGCGCTGATCGACCAGCGGCAAGTCATCCGCGTGAATCAGGTCGAGCTGAAGGAGAGCGGCAAGGTCTACCGCGCTCGCGACGGTTATGTCCTTGAGTTGCTTGTGGATCCGAACGACGTCACCAAGGACGAGGTCCGCGTCGCGCTGGTCGGGACCACGGTTCACGCGTACATCGAGCGCGCGATCGTCGCGTACGCTGGCGACTTGGCCGAGACGCAGGCTGAGACGCAGGCCGCTCTCGAGGCGCAGACGGCTGTCGACGAGCTCGACAACCTCCTGGCCGGTCTGACTGCTGCCGCGCCTGCCAACGGCGCTCACTGTGCCTCGTGCGCCTGTGCGCTGGATGTCCGCAAGCCGGTCATGAAGCTTCCGGACGGGTCCATTCACTGCCACCGCTGCACCGTCACTATGCCGGCACCCTGCTCGCCGCCGTCAGCTGCGTGAGTGAGGCTGGTCGCGAAAGGGTGGTGGAGTATGGGGTACGGAACTCTGGTTGTGCTTCTTGGTCTCGGCGCTTGCGCCGTTGGTATAGCGAGGTTGCGGCAGGAGTACGCCGACCTTCTACGGCGGCTCAAGACGACGTCGCAGGCGCTCGAGAAGAGCGAAGCGGATCGGCGAGAGCTGGTCGCGAGTCTGGCAGCGCTAGACGACGAGCTGACCGACGCGGAGAACCTGATCTACGAGGCGGTCGTGTTCTGCGACGAATGCTACAGCCCGGTCTCCGCTGGCAGCCGGTACCATACGACGTATGTCTGGCCTGAAGTCGGGAAGCCGAAGCCGGTTGTCGTCTGCGGCCGGTGCGTGGATGACCAGACGGATACGCTGACGTTCTCAGCGATCGAGGCGTAGCAAACTCGGCTTGGGCGGCATGGAGCTGCTCAGGCCGAGACTCTGTCTCCACCACCCTTTCAACACGTGGGGACCCTGCTCGCTCACGCCACACGATGCCGATAGTCTCGCGACTGAAAGGGCACGGTGGGACGATGGCGATGATGATTGTTTGCTTCGTGGTTGCCGCAGGATTGGCAGGCTACCTGGTGATTCGACGGCAAGCCGAAAGCATCAAGGCTCTCTGCGCTGAGCTGGAAGCTATGCGATCTGAAGGTTCGAAGGAACTCGAAGAAGCTCGCTCCGAAGCCGAGAAACTCGACAAGGAAAACGAGAAGCTCGACCGGGAGAACTTCAGGCTGCTCACAGAGTGCAACATGCGCAAGGAGTACGCGTACGTCTGCAGAGATTGCCGGCAGTCTGACCAACAGGTTCAGAACGCTCGCAACCAACATCTCCGCAGCGTGACCGGTCCGAAGCGCTGAACCATGGCCGAGGCGGGAGTAATCTCGCCTCGGCTTTCGCTGTCGTCCTACCGCCCTTTCAACGATGTGACGACTCGTGAGCGAACCAGTTCGGTTGATAGCGTTCTATCAGCGAGCAGATCTTGTACGTGTTCGGCAGCTCCGCCATGGCCTCAGCCCACTCGGCAAGAGACAGCNNACGATTGGTCCGTTGGTTTCGGCTGCAAACTCGGCCAGCGCCAGCGCTTTCTGCATGCCATCAGAAACGCCCAGGTCAACACCGAACAGATGAACGTCGGCAAACTTACGAGGGTACAGACCAGCGTCTATTCCCACGCGCCGCTGCTCCGGAATACGGTCGTCCAGGAACTGCGTGTAGATCAGATGGCTGGCGAGCACGCTGTCGCCACGGAGCGTCACGTGCTCACAAAGCGCACGGGCATAAGCGAGGTTGCGCTGGAGCTCGAAATCGACGTGAGCTCGGTACGGGCTTTCGACCACAACCAGTCTCACGCCACAGCCTTCCTGCGCCCACGGCGCCAGTTCACAAACAACCCATCAGCCCGCTTCTCAGCGTACCGGTCACCAGACCGCGCCAGCGCCACCACGCCGCGCATTGACTCGTGGGCGGTGGGTTCGGACGCGGCCGCCTCTTTCGCCGCCTTGTAGCGGCTGGCGCTGGCCTTAGCCGCCTCACCAGCGTTCTTCTGCCGCCTGGCATTCGTCTCCGCTGTAACCCGCGCTCCACCTGGCATCATCGCAGCAACTCCCTAACGCTATCGAGCAAGCGCTCCAGCCACTTCACCCTGGCAATCCAGCGGTCTCGCTCGACGATGGCGTCCGCCGCCTGGATCCTGGCCTGGTCGCGCTCGGCGCGAGTCTCCGCGAGCTCAAGCGTCAGCCGCCTAACCTCGGCGTCGCACGGGATGTGCAGCGCCGATGCAATCGGGTCTTCGGTGTGGTCGATCATACGCCGGTATGGCCGAAGCCCTTGTCTCCGCGAACGGTCACACCGAGTTCTTCCACAGTCTTCACCACAACCGTGCGAGCTCGAGCTACGGGCGCAATCACCAATTGCGCGATGCGGTCGCCGTCGCTGATGACGTATGGATCATCGCTGAGATTGATGAGAATCACGTGGATTTCCCCGACATAATCTTCATCGATCGTGCCCGGGGCATTGACCATCCCGATGCCGTGTTTGCGGGCCAGACCAGAGCGTGGCCGCACCTGGCCTTCGTAGCCATCAGGGATCGCCAGCGCGATGCCGGTCGGCACCTCGCCGCGGCCGCCGGCAGGAATGGTGAGCGGAGCCTCGGCTGGTATTGCGGCGAGAAGGTCCATGCCGGCCGCGCCTGCCGAACGATAGGCCGGCAGCGGCAGGTCCGCGCCATGAGGCAGCCGCAGGACCGGGACAGAAATGCCGCTCATCTCGATTTCTCCGCCAGCGCC